GGGAGTAAGAGTCGCAGGATCGAGTCCGAGGGTCTTGCAGTAGTCGTCGAAGGTTGGCATGTTTGGATTGGCCGAAGCGGCAATAGAGACAGAGGATTCTGGGTCGCCTGGGATCGTTACCAGGGAGACTTCTTTGAGTTGCGATCGCTTGACGACGAGCACAGGTCCCTCGAAAGTGCGTCCATTGCACTGGAGGTTCTGGCCCTGCGGAATCGTCGAGTAAGTGAGGATCTTCACGCCGACCGAGGGTCGCCAAGGAAATCCGTTTCTCGCTCCCGAGACAATCTCCTGCTGATCGACCGAGGGGACCGAGAACACTCCGGTGACGGAGAGCTTGGTCCCATCGTTAGCGACAGCAGTCAGATGGCCGACAGGCCTGGATTCGTCGTGGTCTCGATGCACTGGTCCGACCGGTGCGTCGAGGCCTGCTAGGTCAATCACCACCGGACCATTCCACTGGATTGCAAGCTTTGGGTGCATGACACCCCCGGTATAGGCGATCCCACTAAAACTGGGCAGCGCGTCAGGGGTGTTTGGATCTGCGGCTTGCAATGCGATGGAGTCGCCACTGGTGCGCAGTTCCAAGTTGCTCTTGGACGATGCGACAATGACGTTGGCGTCTTGTCGCTTGCGTTTCGTGGTTGCCCGGATCGATTTGCTCATGGGGACGAGACTACCACTCACCCCCGAAAAAGCGGCCAACAAGAGTTACAAATCAGCCTTCGCCCAGTCCGAGTCGGGAATGATCGCATAACTGGTCATCGCGACTTTTTCCGAGTTGCCGATCCACTTCGAAGCGGTCGCAAGTCCGAAAGCGGTGATCAGTTCCGTCTCTCGAGTGGCTCGCATCGAATGCCAAGGAACGTCCCACGGTTCAATGCCAGCCTTGCGAACCACATCCTTGAATCGATTGGTGATCCCAGAGTGCGAGAGGCTTGCGATCGTCGGCAGTAGCTCGACGCCTGGTGCGGGGAGCTCGGCAGCGATCTCACGGAATAGCGGGATCTCTCGGACCACCCCTCGCTTGGTGTCTGTGATCTTGATGCGTTTTAGGGCCCGGTCGATCGATGCTTGCGTGAAGTCGCGAATCTCGCTGGAAATCCGCAGGCCTCCGAATCGAGACAGCACAATCACCAGCCGCAGCTCGGGATCGTCGCAGGCCTGGAGGACTCGCTCGATGGTCTCGGTCGATACGAATCGCTTCTCACGCACCGAGACCGTGGTCTTGAGTCGCTTGGCAGGATTGGCCACGATCCATCGATTGTCCTCGCACCAGCGAAAGAAAGCTTTCCAGTCCTTGGCGATCTTTCCCCGGGTGGACGCACCTTGCTCGAGCGCATCATAGACGGTGGCGATTTCCTCAGGCGACACTCCATCGATGCGACGATCACCGCAGGCATCAGACAGATGGGCCAGGGAGCGACCAACCGATTCGGCGGTCGATGTGGCAAGCAGGTCTCGCTTGGCGTTGAGATACTCGTCGATCGCAGTCCGGACGGTGCGGATGGATCCTGTGATGCAAGTCAGCTTGGATTTGATTTCCGGATCAAGCCGATCGAGCCAAAGGGCTGTTTGCCTTGGGATCGGTAGGTCTGCGGTCTGGGCGGCGAGGATCTCGTCGACGTGTCGCTGAATCGCGATCGCTTCGGGCTCGGTGATGCGTCCTAGCCAGATCGAGCGACGTCCGGCAGCGGTGTAAACTCGCAGGCGATAACCTTGACGAGTCTTGCTCTCGTGCGTCAGCGAGCTCACGCTGGTTGCTCTTCGTACTCGGCCAACAAATTGTTGATCGTGCGTTCTTTCATGCCGAGCGATTCGAGGAACACTCTCGCTCGCGATGTGGTCCAGACGCCTTGCTCGATCTTGTTAAGCGTGTCATCGATTGCTCGGGTGTTGCGGGTGAGCTGCAAACGGGACATGTTCGCGAACTCGCCAGTAGGAGCGGGTTGGCTGGAATCCGGCTCGGCAGCGCCCGTACCTTGGGCCGCAGCTCCGGGCGCACCGGAAGCACTCGGAGCACCAGGTGCAGCGCCTGCAGGAGCGGGTGGCCTGTCAGGATTTACCCAGCCTTCCTCGATGAGCTGCTGCGCGTGAGCTTCGGGGTCGATGTTCTGCTCGATCAGGTATTGTTGACGAGTCTTAAGACCGGCCCGGATCAGTTCGATGTTGACGTCTGCGATTTCCGCAGGATTGACGTCTCGTTGTGGTGGCCATCGCCAGACCTTGGGAATCTCGTCCATCGGTTCGAGTGCCGGGAGATACCCGTCCATCATCAAGGCTTCGTCGAGCCACCAACCGAAGATCCGGTCGAGGGCTTCGACTTCCCCTTGGTATCGAGAAATTGCAACGGATTCGTAGTAGGTCTGATGGTCCAGACGTCCGGAGGAATAGTTGTACCCGCTCGAGTCCGCGAGAATCTTGTTCTTCGGCATGTGAACACACCTCGCGATCTCGCCGAGGATTGCATTCCGAAACTCGGTGTACGTCGTTGTCGGTTGTTTCGGATCGAACTGGACCATCTCCCAGCCTTTGGGGAGGGATGTCATCAGTCCTCGATCAATCTGAACAAAATCGAACGGATCGATGTCATCGATTCCATCGGACGCAGAATCAAAGGCATTGGACTGGGTTTTGAGAATCGCCGAGAAGTCCGCAGCATTTTCGGCAGCAGTGATCACCGCTAGGGTGTAGCGACGCAGCATTGCGAACAGAGGCAGCGCTGGTGTCAGTTCGGGGATTCCGCGCATCTGGCCAGGTCGCTCGGCGCGGAATAGGTGGATAATGTCGTCGGGGTCGACATCCTCTTTTTCGAATGCATCCAGCGGCCATCGGTCCCCAGGGTGTCCTTTGAGGATGTGGTAGACCGTTGGATTTCCAAAGTCGTCGAATTCGATCCCGTCAATCTTGTTTGGGAGGCCGTCAGCGTAGTAAGGGGTCGCAAGTTGGTCGCACTCGATGATACGAAGATCGAGCTTGACATCGTTCTTAGCTCGCGGGTTGTTGCCCTTGAGAATGATCGTCTCGCCGTCGATTACCTTGGAGACCCAAGCGGTGCGAAGCTTGCTTGCAAGCCGGACATCCTTGCACCACTTCCGCCACTTCTGTTCGATCATCCGAGACGCAGACGCATCGGGCAGCATCACCTGGAGACTCGGGCCAGTGGAGATCGTGTCGTTGGCCAGGGTCAGAACGATACCCTTGGCGAACGAATTATTCTCGAGGCATTCGTAGCGGGATCGCTCTCGGAGTGTCTTTCTGACCGCTACCGAGTTGGCAGCGGCAGCGGACAGGTTGTCAGCGTATCGCCAGTGCTTCTGGGTCTCGGCGGTGTTGGCCGCAGCATCATAAGAGGCCGACAGCGAGTCCATTCGCTTGGCTCGATCCTGGATCCGCCTCGCAGCAGCCAGGGCCTTGGTGTCGATCGGCTTTCCGTATTGATCGAGCAGCATCATAAGACTAGCTCTTTGGCTGAGGATTCATGAACAGAAAGAAAACCACGGCCCCACCGAGGATGAGAGTGGCCATCGAGTTAAACACGAGGCCAGCTAGCAGGAGGAACCAGCCAGCCCCAAAAAACAGATGGCGCGATGAGGCCGTGGTAAGGGCTCGCAGGATCGATGTTATCAGTACGGTGACCCAGCCAGGCATCATTGCCCCCTTGCCGATCCAGGAATCATCTTGGCGAACAAGACTCCGCGTCGTGGCTTGGAGGCGTTCTGGTTGTTGGCCAGTTCCTCACGAGCCTCGCGCATGTCGGCCATGCTGCGATTCGTCACGGTCACGCCGTCAGCCGAGACGCTTTGCGGGGCGGCGGCAGCGTCGGCGATCTGTTGATCAGTGATTGCTGGAGTGGTCATTTGGTTTTCTTGCTGGAGGTCTGGAGGGATGCGAGTCGATCGAGAGCTGCGGCTCGGCGGCGGTCGGCTTCGTCTTGTCTAATGACCTCGACGATCTCGGCGATCTCAGCCTCTAGCACCGCATCGCGATCGGTCGAGACCGCACCAGAGGGGGCCAGTGCGGTGAAGATCGAGGACTGCGAGACGGCTCCCTTTGGAGGTCGCTTGGGGGTCCACCAAATTGCAGCCAGGAGCATGAAGACAAGCACGATGAGCAAAAGAAACAGGGTCATGAGCGGAGTACCTTGATGGCGACGACGAACAGGAGAACGAGGAAAGCGATCGCACAGAGGCCTGCGAGGATCGCTTCGCCAGGATTCCAAATCCAATACAGGAGGGATTGGATTGGGTCTTGGTCTTTGGGTCGCAAATTGGGGAACAGCCTTTCTCGCTCCGGATTCAGGAGAGGCACGCGGCCAGGTGGGCAATTGCCGTCAGGACAAGACGGATCAAACTCTTGAGCCATCGGAGAGCTAGGGTCTTGAGCTGGTTGAGTAGCTTGCTGTTGAATCTGCGTCGATTCTTTGAGGGCGGCGTACAGGCCGGACGCAGACGAGGGGAGCGACGCGGCTCCCGCGACGTAGACATGTCCGCCACGAGCATCGGTAAACACGACGGCTGGAAATTGGTCGGTGGGTACAACGCCACCAAACCGTTCTCTGTACAGCGGATTGTCTTTGGTGTAGGCCTGGAAATTGACGTTCTTGCGCAGGTCGGACAACTGCGGATCACGATTGACCCAGTCGAGCAATCTCTGGGACGCTTGATCCGTTCCGACGAAGACAGCCAGCGAGTACTTGTTTGCCCAGGGGGTGGATGTCACCGTGACCTGTTGACGAGGGGTCGCAGGCTGCGGCGCGGGTGAGCTAGCTTGCGTGATCGGTTCGGCGTAGTTGACGAATCGGGTAAACCCAGGCGATCGAACCTGATCGCAAGGTGGACAGTAGACGTCTTGTCGCTTGATTTCTCGAGCTGCACTCTCGTTGACTGGGACGCTGTTGAGCGGTGCGTTTCGCA